GGGCTGCGGGTTAAAACTCCGGTGGCGCTAAATCCATATAATATTACTTAGCGCCACCCTCTCAGCGCCAAAAAAAATACATATATAAAAGGACGCTACGTCTTCAGACTTAGTATTTTTTCGCCCAACACGTGCATGGATGCCGAGCCTACGCAGGAGGAGAAGAGCCAGCTATCGTCGGAGGAGAACAGTGAGGAGGAGACCACGGAGGAGTATTGGCCGTCGTCATCGGAGGAGGAACTTTGGGAAACTTCGTCGTTACCGTCAACTCCGTGGAACAGTAGTGAGGAATGTAAACTACTTAGGAGATCGTGCAATAATCAAAATTCGCACGGAGCTACAATTCAACCATAAACAACTTAATACCGGGTTTGGCACGAGCACCATCTTCCCTGGGAATTACTTGCCTGATGTGATTATTCCTTTTCTTGCGCAATACATCGCAATGTATTCCCAAGCACGTGTTTCACGATCCAGCGTGATTGTACAGTTTACCAATATCGAAGCAACCTTTTCAAAAGATGTTGGTATCACCCAGCTACCACTCGATCAAATGGCGGGTGTTACGCCTACTTCAACCGTCTACTTAGCAGAGCAGCCCAGGACAGTTAGCGCATATCTGGGACCACTTTCGAGTTCAAAATCATATGTTAAATTAATGAACTCAGGTACTACTGCTTCAGCGTCCGGAACTGGTTTGACAATAACTGCGCAAAATGATGTCATTCAAACTTCTTCGCTTACTTCGCCACCTTTCGAGGAATGGAACTGGAACATCTGGACACAAAATGTTTCCGGAGCAGGAACAACTGAAACTGCGGGAACAAACATGCGCATTATGCTTTATTATACTATGGAGTTCTATAACAGAAAGATGCCTTCTTCTTAAATAAACTTGTTCATGTTAACTGCTTTTATCTTGTTTTTACCTTTTATGAGTTCAAAGGACTCAATTCGCCTAGCAATCGCTGGATCGCTTGTTGCCAAGATCCTTGCAGGAGTTAGGTTAGTCGTTATGATCTTCGGAGTAAACGCAGGGATTACTGCGATAGTATGCCTGCAATGAATCTGTCTCTCGTCGTAGGAATCCACGAGATGGATCTGCGATTCCCGAGGTAGATGCAGGAAGCTCATGTCGTCGAATATGATCCCCTCGTACTTCTCGTTGTACTTCTTGAGGTTGTCCATATGACTCACGAATAGCCCCTTCGGGAGTAGCAGCTTCGCCAAAGAGGTCTTGCCAATTCCACTCTCTCCCCAGATGATGAGTGTCTTCTCGCCCTTCGTCCATTCTGGCAGGCCCTTGAATTCCTCCAATGTCATTGAGCACTTGTTGGATTGCGGCTTCAACGTCCTCAGGCAATTCGTTATCTGCGAATGATTCACGATGTATGCCCGTGGGTCCGTTTCTCGCACTTGAGCTATAGCTTCCGCTGTCTTGCCCTCCAGTGCCAAGTCGATTGCCTTGTTCCACCCTTCCTTGCTGGAAGAAGTATCCGGGAGATCCGTTATGTTGGTTAAGAAATCCCCATCCTTCATGATGTACTTGAGCACTCGTTTGCGTGCCTTGGCCGACTGGTAGTTCCCGTGATATTTCTCGTCGAACGGTCCTGTCAAGTCCAGGAAATTCGGGTCTCGGATGTTGATCTTCTTTTTCAGCAGAAGGTACGCATGAATATGTAAGTCGCCATCTTGGTGCCTCTCCTCCGCCACCATATACTCGGAGATCTCGGGGCACAAGTCGGTAAGTTGAGCGAGCACTTCCTCCTTCGGTAGACTGCATTTCGGATAAGTTAGGTACAGAGAGCTTGTGTTCAAACGGTAGGCCATTCGTTACTGTAATAAACTTCGGTGACGAAGTTGTCTCATATATATTAACGTATCTGTCGACAAAAAAAAATAATTGGTCAGGATTATGCAATATGATTGGTCAGGATTGTTCGTCTTCGTTGCTACGCATATGCGCGGGGCGCCGGAATACTCTGCCGAGGATTCGGCCAGCCCGCCACTTAGTTAGAGGAAAAAAGCCCCGTCAAGCGGAGCGTAGGGGCTGCGGGTTAAAACTCCGGTGGCGCTAAATCCATATAATATTACTTAGCGCCACCCTCTCAGCGCCAAAAAAAATACATATATAAAAGGACGCTACGTCTTCAGACTTAGTATTTTTT